ATCACCGTTATTAAATAGACACTTGTATACGTCAAACTGTGAGTTTAGAACGTAAAACTGTGAACTGAATAGTCCGCTGTCTTCATGGTCATACTGTGCGTATGTTGTACCTGAAGTCCAGTCGTAGCGTGGCATCACGTTTGATACTTCACCTGACTGTACACGCTTGGCAGAAATCATATCTCGCCAATGGTCGAATTCAGTTTGGTCAAATGAGTCCACAGGTGAAGGTGGTGTTACGTCATCACCTGTTTCACCTGGATTTGTTCCCCATGGGTCGACACGACCGATGAAGAGATACATATTGCTTGGTGAAGCCTCTGAAAAGGCTTCTACAAATTGTTCCGCATTATGCAAACGGAACTTAGAAGTTACAATTGCTGGCATGTTTTTTCCTCCGAAAATTTAATATTTTCAATTATGTTAATCGACATTATTAGTCTATCATTATTTATATGACAAAAAGTTGCCCCGTTTGAGCAGAACAAATCCGTCCTTACCAATTTATTTATAAACCATTATGGGAAGGTTCCCGTAATAGCATCCGTATTGTCTCTAGTATAACCTACAAAAGAGACGTTTACAGTTTGAGATTCCTTTCCTTGTGTATCTTCAATAGTGTCATCTTCAATATCTTGAATTATTACACCTTCATAATTTAATAGAGTACCATACATAAGTTGGGGTCTCACTGTCCTATTGGCAATAGATGGTGTTGCTTCTGCATTGCTCACAAGACGAACAACTCTTTTTGCCCTAGTTTCTGTGCTATCCAACTGCATATCTAATTGTAGCGGATATTGGATAGATTTAAATGTGTGTGTTTGAATTTGCATATCCTGAACTTCGATGGGAGTATCGAGGGATACAGGTTGCAATTTGATAAGACTTTCTACTGGCACAGAAGCATGAATGCTTGTAACATACTCACCAGTAGCATCAATGTCTTTATCAATGATAAGTTTGTAGTATGAACTTAGAGAAGGTGCTACATCAATATATGGTGTAATCAACAAGTCTACGCCAGTTGTATTGAACGACTTTCTAATTTCAAAGATTTCATTACCAAAATAGTCTTCAGATAGACCGCCATTATCAAGTTCTGTTTGTTTCATATCTAAGAAGACAGAACGTAATAGAGTGTCATAAGTCTCATACAATGGTCTATCATCACCACCTGTGTCTGAGGTGCCTGATTTAATATAGTCATCCCAAACTTCTGTGTTGATAATATTACCTGTAGATGGGTTAATAACAAGCAAGTCGTCTACACCATCACCATCACGCACAATATGCGCTCTTGTGTTCACATATCCTGTAGTCTCATCGCCCAGTGTTACGCCATCATCTTCAACTCTCAAAAAGTTAAATATATTTAGATATGCGCCACCTGCGTCAGTAGTAAAGTCTGCTTCTGACCAACCTTGCGCCATACGATTTACAACATATTGAATTCTATCAGACTGAATTCTCCAGTTTTTGATATCTTCTCTGATAGGACCAATTGCGTCCATGACAGTGTTTGTTTCTCTGTCTAGGTCTTTAATCAAGTCGCCTTGAACATCTTCAATTGTGATACTCTGCGTACCAGAAGTGCCAATACCTTTTGTGAAATCTCCTAGTTCTTTATAACCTAGAATAATCTGAATGACATTTACATCATCAGTTACAGGAGCGGCAATTACATCAACAGGAACCGCAGTAATGTTCAATGCAGTGTTTGACTGCATTTCTCTCTGCAAATGGAAAAGAATAGAAGGTGCAACAAAGATATCTTTTGAGATAATCTTTCTCTCTTTTATTCTCTTATCTGGGTCTCCCGCAATCTGCATCTGAATATCAGTTGCGTCAATGTCAAAGAATTTACGAGTATAAATCGTGTCAATGGTTGCAACATTGTCAATATCAAGGTCAATTGTTCTCTCATAATGCGTATAAGTCTGCATCGTAAGTTCGTCAATGATATTGAGAACATATTTTGGGAAAGACTTAACTATAGGTAAAGCAATAGTCAAAGACATATTATTGTAGTCTTTTATTCTGTCAAACTTACCTTCTAGTTCTTCAATTGTTGCATCACCTTCATTAAAACCATTAGGTAAGTGACCATTACCTAGTAATGTATTGTAGTTTCTCCACAGTTTTATTTCAATACTCTTACCGACTTCAATTGTGTTATCGATAATAATATTCTCAATTTCTCTCTGTATTGGGAACTGCAATTTAGGGAAACTGAATACTCTCAAGTCTGTTGGGTCAACACCAACATTCATATTCAAACGAATAATTTTCTTATTACTCTGAATAGATTCCTGCATAGTTGGTTTAACAGCACCTTCTGCTTCACCATTCATGTAGGTTTCATACTGAAGAACAATTTTTCTATATTTTGGAATAGCAAGACCACCCAAATCTGGGCGAACAATCAGGTCATTAGGATTCTTTTCAAAGTTGTCGAATAGTCCAGTAGGAATATTCTGTGTAATAAACACCTCACCAAAAAGTTCCATACCTGATGGGTGTACGAGTTTCTTAATCGTATCACGGTAATCCTGAATAGATAGACCTGTACGAAGAACGTATGAGAATGCCTGATAATATTTGTTATCTTGTAAGAATTTTGCGGCAGACAAATGACCATCATCATTTCTAAATGAACCTGGGTGTCTAGCAACAGAACCTGTATCTACTGTAAGAACAGCGTCACCATTACCTAGACTTGTCATGTCGATAGTTGGCGTCTCATAATATAAAGCACCGAAGTTCTGGTTCAGAATTCTAGCATTTTTAATAGCACCAATTGTAGGACCAACTGCACGAACACCACCACCAGTTCCAAATTCAGATTGAACAGTAACAACTGGGATTTTTACATAACCAGAACCACCAGATTGCAAACGCAATCCTTTAATCTGTCCTGTACCGACAAAGAAGTTAGTTAGGTTAATGGCTGTCACACCCAAATCAGTCGGAATAAGTGCTGGGTCAGGTGGGTCACCGTCTGGGTCCCAATATGCTGGGTCTTGATTAATACTTGTAACCTCAGCATCAAAACGAATTCTGATAAATTTCTCATCAGGAATACTGAGTGTACCTTCCACAGTTAAATTATCAGTTTCATTTATAATAGATACAACTGGAGTTGCTCCTGGGTCATTAACTTCTGATACAGTATCGCCAACAAAAATTTCAAAGTAGTTGATTGTAGTTACGCCATCGTCACCGTGGTCAGTGATGCTAAAATTATAATTATATGTACCTGTACCGATAACTTTGAATGTGTAATCTCTAACATAATCATCACCAACAGAACCTTGATTATATACTTGAGTATCACTCAAGCGATTGTCAGATGTGCCTGTACCAACAAACCCGCTATCGCCTGAAGCGTATTCCATACCAGACGATGAAACTTTTGTTACGAAGCCAGATGCACCAATACCACCAGTACCATCATTAATAAATCTGAGTTGGTCTCCTACTTCATATCGAGAACCAGGGGCTGTAATTGTAAGACCTTCAACTTGTCCATTGAAAACTGAAGCAACTGTAGCAATAGCACCTGTACCCTCATCCCCAGGAGCAGTTAGCACCGGGATAATCTGATTTGCAGAATAACCTGAACCACTTTCAACAACATTAACATCAACAGCCATGGGCTGAATTGGGAAGTTGATTATATTATTCAATTCGTCCTTAATATAAACAACTTGCTCTTCATCAACAGTAGAAACTAAAAAGTCTTCACCGTCAACACTTTCATAGTTTGAAATATATGCTTCAGTAATAAGAGTGTCACCCAAGAAAAACTGAATAATACGCTGAACAATAGCGGTGGCATATACACGAATTTCACCTTGGTTTGTTTCTGGGTCTACATAAAGATAGTCTTGTGAGATTTTCTGCCCGACCAACTCAAACACATTATAGTTTGATGGGTTAGTTAAACGAATAGATACGTTTGTCGTCCACTTACCGTCAGAAGCACGGAGAATGTCATTCTTTGGATAATAGAATTCAACATTCTCATTAAATAGAACATTGAATAAAAATTCATATGATTTTTCTGTACCTTTTGATGTATAGAAAGAGCGAATATTTTTGATAAGAGTTGCCTTATCAATATCAATATCTTTTGGTACTTGATTTAAAAATTCTGTCTCTAGTTCAGACAAATACAAGTCAATGCTACTATCAACATCCTGATATTTAAGAATATTTCTTACATTATCATCAACTTGCGTTGGTTTAGACATCCATTCATAATATGCTTCTAAGAATTTCTGAAACATCGGATATTCAGAAGAAACAAAACCAGGTAATTGGTCACCAACAACATCTTTAATAGATTGGTTTATATGTTCGACTGAAGTGAGTGCGCCACCCATAGTTAGATGATTTTCGCACTGATAAAATAATTTTGGTTCTGGTCCTGTATCAAGTTCAATGACAATAGTACCTACATCAGTACCATTACCAGTCACTTGAAAATTATATGCAGAACCCTGCCCCAAAACTCTATCTGTTTTAATCCAGAATGGGTGTCCAGGTGCATTTACGTTAAACGTATAACGATTACCTGACTTTAGAGATAGAGGCGGGTTTAGTTCGCCATCTATTACATATGCATTGTTGCCACTATTTGTGACTGTATATGAATAGTTCGCCATGTGTTAGTATCCGCCAGTTTGTGTATTGACAATTGAAGCACCAGACTGTACATTTACAGATTGGTTACCTTGATAGATTGTATCTATTTGTTTACCGTATGCTGTCTGACTGTCAAACGCTGTCAATAGGATATCAGTATTTTCTACGAGTAGAATTTGATTTCTAACAACAAAGATATCTTGATTACGAGGGAAAACAATAAGTTCCAGCAGTTTATCATCTGCACCTGAAGGCGCAAACTGCGAAATTGAAACTCGCCCTGTTTCATAATCAACAGTACCTAAGTTAGTTTGAATAACTCTTCTTTCACCTAAGAAGTTACGATATACACCAAGAACACCTCTACCATCATCAGAAATGTAGCATGTGTCTGTACCTTGATATTCAAATGTGTTTGATACAATAGAGCCAATATCACCAATAAATGTGTAGTTTAATGCGTTTGAGAAATTCGCCTGATATGCTCTCAAAACATTTGGTGTCATCTCAAGTCTTTGTGCAAGACGTACACGAACTGTTGAGTTTTCGATTGCTCTATCTGCATTATCAACTGCACCCACAAACTTTGAATACTTAAAATATGAATTAAACTTTTCAAGTTCATTTGTTGAGAACGTCAAAATAGAATTTCTAACGGCTTGTGTTAGTTCATCAGAATTCTTATTACCCAATTCTCTGTTGTAATAAAAATCAACAGTAGGTTTAATATACATGTAATTTGGGTCAATAATCTCAGGTGTGATAGACACAACGTTACGAGACTTTAGAATACTATCTTTAATTTGGTCTTTTACAGAATCCGTAATAGTGAAACCAGCAACAGGCTTCAATGAGATATAAACTTTACCATAAATTGGGGGGTCATTATCTTCACCACCCCAAGCGGAAACCGCTTGAACATTTGGGTAGTTCTGCAAAATAGAAGTTTGGTAATCTGTTGCTGTGACAGTTCTATTTTGTGCATTATAGTTTAGCGGAGCGAGATATCGAATACTATCAATGCTTTCACGTTCAGAACCACCAGAAGCAATATCTTCTGTCACAACTTCTTGTGCATAACCTGAAATTGGTGCAGTATAAGTGAATTTAGATGCTGAGTTTGCAGATGAACCATTAGAAGCAAGATACTGAAGTATTACAACATTATCTTGCAAAAGTTCTTTACCGACAGTACCGTCTCCAAAATAAACTTCAAACAATTCCTTTTCTACTTCTTGCAAGAAGTAGATTTGACTTTCAGATGCCGCAGAAGTAATATTGGTCACTTTTGAATAAGTAACAATATTCGTATTTGTCTCAGATTGTTGAATTGAAACAACAAGTGAAGAAGTATCTACTGTTGGGTTTGTAATGATAAATCTCTGAGAAGTATTTTGTTTATCTACAGTATACTTTTGTTGAACATAATTACCCTCATAAATTCTGATATTATCAGTTGAGTAAATGTTATAAAGTCCATCTTCAGTTGTCTCACCTGTAGGGTTTGCAAAATACCCATCTAGTGTATTAAAAAAGTATGTCTTACCGTCAATAGTAGTTTTATACTTTGAATACTGAGGTATGTTCACTGTTGTTGGTTGGTCTTCTGCAACAGGAACAAGACAACGGATTTTTACAATAGCAGATGCAGACTGAACCGAGCGTGGTGTGTACCCAAGTGCTTTTGCTCTCGAAACAACAGAACTTCTCATCTCGGCAGTATCTAAGAACATCTCATTCGCTACCATATTCAAGTAATACGCATTGTAATGAGTGTTTGAAGCGAGAATATCTAATAGAATAGACAATGAAGAACCTTCAAAGTCGTAGTCTTTAAACTGACTTTGTGATTTTAAAAACTCTTTTAGACTTCCTTTAATATCTTCAAAGTCTAAGTTTGATACGTTAATTTTATTTGCCATCTTATCTTACTCTCTCCAAGAAGGTATTTAATTCTACTGGGTCTGCTACATTGACAATAAAGAAACGTATCATAACTCTGAAACCGTTTTCATCAGGTGAACCTTTCACCTCAATAGCATTCACTCTAACCCTAGGTTCGTGATTTTCTAGTGTTTCAAGTATCGCTTTTTCTATAAGTTCTTCTGTGAACGGAGTAAAATTCTCAAATAGAAGTTCTCTGACCCTTGAACCAAGTTCTGGTTTGAAAGGACGTTCATAGAAGTTTGTAAGTAGCAAATTTATGACAGAACGCTTAATGGATTCAATATCAGTGACCCGCACAACATCTTTACGCACAGGGTGTGCGATGAAGTTTAAGTCGAAATCTGAATATGTGTAATTTTCCATTACTCTGCCTTTTTATATGTTCTATTATATTTATAAACCGTATTAACCACCTGCAAAAACATTACCAGACCCAGCGGCAGCAGAACTACCACAATCTACGGGGTCGCCAATTCTTGCAAGTTGCTTACCGTTAGCAAATACTGTACCCGAACCTGCGGCGAGTGCGCCTCCGTGACATACTGGACCGCAACAATGAGATTCCCAAGCATCGCCCTGTCTATGAACAGCAATTCCATTCACAAATACATCACCCGAGGCGGCGGCGTTTGGTCTAGCACCAAAACAACCATGTCCTGAACCTGCGTCTCCTAATCTATGTACTGCGGGCATTTATTCGTACCTATTTTCAAAATAATCGTTTATAAAATTCTTATATGGGTCATGGTCATGCTCAACTGTATATGTGTATGTCGCAGTTTCCGTTTCCCCTAAATCGTCTGTGGCTGTCACTGTATATGTCACCAACAATTCTACAACTGAAGATGGCGTGACAGATAGAACTTCTTTTTTATCAGGCACATCATCAATTGATGTAACCTCTACTGGTGTCTGCGTCAAGTCACTTTCGCCTTTATCGACATACTTAATTACAAGACCAGGAAATAAATCATTGCTATACTCACCGACAACACTACAGGAATCAACACCATCAGTCAAAGTAATTCCCGATGATTCCGCATCTGCTTCAACTGTCATAGAAACAACACTACCCAAATCACTAACAGCACTGAACTGGAAGTCAACTGGAGTACCGACAATTTCTCTACCAAAATCTTCGCCTGAGGCTGGTGTAATTACTATAGGCATAATTTGTTAATAACTTCCTTAGTTTTCCCTTGACATTACTTGACAAATGTGTTACATTACAGATGCCATTATTAATGTCTAAATTTAATTAGACTTCACTGTTAGTTCAAGTCAATCTTAGGTGCTTTAAGCGCCATTGGACCGCCAGCGGTTAAGTTCATCGGACCGCCGGACGTAATATCTACTTTACCTGTATTTTCAATCGCAATATCGCCTGTGACGTTGATTTTTACATCACCGCCAGTAACAGTGATATCAATACCACCCCCACCGTCTACTTTCGCAATAATACCTGCGCCACCGCTTGTCTGTAAATTTAATCCTTGACCAATAGAGATAATTTCCCCACCAGTTGTTGAGCGAACAAAATTTCCTGTGATGTACCAATTAGCATCGTTAATTGTTTTAATGTTCATATCACCACCAGGATTCATTTCGATTCCTGTACCCGTGCGGTGTCTTAAATCTACACGTTCCCTTAAAGGAGTATCATCCATTTCTGAAGAGTGACCAGATTCCGTAACAGTTGCTTTGTTGTATGGGTATAGCGCCAAATAAGAAGTAAGAGGTTCATCAACAGTGCCACCCGCACCATCTGGAATTCCAGTCTTTCGGTCCAGCAATGCATTGGCAAGACCTAGAGGGGGGAGTCCTGTAGTAGCGCCAGGAGTACCTGCGGCAGTAAAAGGAACTGCCGGTGCTGGTATTTGTGTATTACCAATTCCGCCAGGACCAGGAACATTGACAACTGCGGGTGATGGTCTTAAAGCAAGTGGTTCTGGACCTTCGTCTGCTAGGTCATCAGCAAATCCACCGACACCTTTTGTTGGCAAAACGCCTAGAACATAAGGTTGCTGTGCTTCATTTCCGTCAGCAAAGAAACCCACAACCCAGTCACCAATTCGTGGTGGGTCAATCTTAGGGGTTGGGCTAGGTTCATAAATAACGTGCGCCCACGGAAGTGCGTCTGTGGGTAACTGTTCAACATCATCTGTATGCCAACCGAGGCAGCGTACTTTAACTCTACCTAGAGTTTCTGGGTCTGCCCTATCTACGACACGCCCCATCCACCATACGAAACTGCCTACACCTGCGAAGTCTTGTGGGTTTCTCATAGTTTACTTACCAAATAATTCTTTTGTTTCTCTTGTCTTTGGAATGTTACTTCTAATCCAATCGAATACTTGCTTTTGAACTTCTTTACGTTTGACAGGACGCTTACCTTCTTGTTTGATTGTGAGATAAGTAAAGTCTTTAATAACTTTCTCGCCTTTAGAGTTTGGTCTGTCGAAAAATACTGTGTTCTCTCTATTGTTTAGAATGACTGCAACTTTACCATTAATGCCACGAGGAATAGAACCAGTGACAATTTGATACATTGTCTTTGCGGCACCTTCGTGCGTCTTTAATAGAATATCTTCTGGTACAACTCTTTCACGTCCTGCGTTATTCATAACAGCAACACGATAGTTTGTCAATACCCAAACAATGTGAATGTTCTTAGGGTCATATCCTACTTCTTGTAGTTTAGGCATGACTTCAGTGATATCACCAATTTCTTTTAGCGTAATGTCAAAGATGATATTAGGTAATCTGTCTTGCGAAACATCAGAAAGGAGCGCATCTAATGTTTTGTCTTTAATACCTGCATCTTTAACAGCCATGTGAAGTTTGAATACGTCTTTTGGGTTACGCAAGTTCAAATCAGCAAGTTCTGGAAATTTACCTTTTTGCTGGTTGAGTTTGAGAAATGCTTTTTTCCATTCATCAACGTCACGAATTTTAAAGTCATTACCCGATAAGAAATTGCTGATAGCAAACCCCTTACCTGAACCAGCACCGCCTGCTAGAAATACAATTTGACCATACTTCTTTCCGCCATTGAAAAGAATTTGTTTTTCATTAAGCATCTGCACATCTTTATTTTGTGCATCTGCCCATTCGTTCAAACCTAAAATCATTATTTGCTCCTTTTTATTCTACTGCCTTAGCAAAACTGTCTTTCGCTAATTGTATTGTTTGTAAATATGTAGTCTTTGTAAATGCATGGTTTATCGCAGTGATAAGTGCATTACTAGAATTAAACTCATCTTCTTGGTCGGTGCTGTGATTGAATGCAGGCATTCTTAAATCTACAACGTCACCGACTTTTCTAAATGTATTGCCTGGTAATTCAACATCAAGCAAAGAATTTCTTAGAAGTCCGTCTTGTACTCTTTTAGTCAACAAAAATTCATCTTTGTTATTTGTAAAGGGTTCACTAATATCTGAGATAATTAATCTTATCGCCTGTTCGGGTTTCATTATTTCTGCTTCAGCCATAGGAGAGAATGGTACTTCTGCATCAAGTGTAGATACTTCACCAAACGCTTCTGTTGCAGTTTTGTCAGTAACAGTCACGCCACCTTGAATTGGGTCAAACGAAATTAATCTTTGTGCGAGTGTTCCGTCAACCATTTTCTCAATAGCATCTATATCACTACCATATGTAAATCTTCTCATTGAAGAGTTACCTGCACCTGTGTCCCCACCAGACAAGTCAGAAATTTGCCATTTGATAATTTCTCTTGCTTCGTCATCTTTAATCACACCAATTTCTTCCATCAGAGATTGTATGCTTCTAAAATGAAATCCATCTCTATCTTCATAGAAAAAATAGTCTGAACCTGATGGGTATGTTGCAGACTGTGCCCTATTCGCCATTCTCATAAGAAACTCAGACGGCGGAAAATTTGAAGACACCATTCTGTGAGGCAACAATGTCGGTTCAACATCAAAGTCCTTACCTAGTGTAAGAAACTGGTCGTATACGCTTTGCGCCATATCAGAAAGAAGTTCACCATTGAACCCAAATGCACATTCTGTTTGTGCGTTTTTAATCTGTTCTTTTGAACAGAAATGCAACGTGTATTGTTGAAGAGTATCAGTCAATTCTCTTCTCTGGTCCATTCTGAAAACACGCATTTCAAGTTCAATAGGGTCTTCGCCTGGAGACTTAACAGATATATTAATATCTTCCTCTCCCGTAATCGGTAGAAGTCCTGCCATACCACCTGCGTCTGATAATACAACATGACCATTCATAAACGGTGCATAGATATCTTCATAGAAATGAAGTTCTAGCATAATATCTGCAATATCTAAAGGTTCGCCAGTCCCGTACTTAGGTACAAGTTCTAACTTCTCTAGTTTATAATCAGTTGCATTAATAAAAGTATCAGACACGTTACACTACCATTTTTTTAGGGTTCATAATAGTTTCAAGTTCTTTCACTACTGAAGAAGTATATTCTTTTTTAAGAAGTCTGATTTTTCTCTTCTCTTCATTAATTTCTTGTTCATATGTCAAATTAGATACAATTCGCCTTTCGTTTGAGGGCAACTCAAAATATGCATCTCTATCTACAATAACATTATTAGTCGTATCTTCATAATGATGTATTGCTTGTAATCTTCCCACTTTAGATTGACCGAACGTAACAGTTGAAGTCAATTTACCTTCGTCTGTTAAAATAACTGTATTTGCTTGTTCGCCAACGACAAAATCTCCGCTAGTCTCTTCTATCGAAATTTGCTTCTTACTTGCATCCCATTCTAAAACAGTACCAACAGCACCACTAGTCTGACCCGTAATTCTTGCGCCTTTTGTAAGAAGACCATTAACAGATGTAACATTCAATGTAACACCTGGATACTTTGCATTTACATATGCATTGAATTGTTTATATCCTAACCCCATATCAAATCTTGCGTCTGCAATATTATTAAACATGAGAACTATCCAATACATGTTTACATTACCATAGTATTTGTATGCTATGATTTCTGCATTATCACCTTCTTGTAGTGTATATTCGTAAAAGAGTTGACCATTGTTCTTAATATAATTTCTAATCGTAGAACGATTGAGAATATTAGTTACTTTCTGAAATTCAAGACCTGTGCCTTCAATATCATAATCAATCTTTGGATAATTTTTAAATATTAAATCTGCCATTATACGATTCCTGCTAATACATCATCTCTAGTGTTGTACTCTAGTTCTTTAAATGTTAGAGATAAATCAATTTCTGTTGGCGTACCATTAGTGAATTCTGTTGCCTGACCGCCGCCAGTATAATTGACAGACATATCAATCAATGCGGATTCTTTATATCCACCATAGAAATTACTACCGTTATTGATTCTTATAGCAAAAACTGGTGGTGGTAAGAAGTAAACTTTATTATCACCGTTTTCAAATTCTGGGTGCATGTTCAACTTCATAAACTGGATGATACTTCTAATCTCATTTGTCTCTCCTGGGTTTCTAGGAAAGAACTTGAAGTTAAACTGAAACTGTCTGAATGCCATACCTCTAAACATGACTTCCATGTGATTGTTTCTCACTTTACCTCTTGCAATTGCGGCAGCCGCACCAGCGCCAGCCATTCCTGTAAAGTCGCCAGCCGCCTGAATTGCATTGTCTGTACCTGCCGCTAAAAGTGCATCTAAAGTTCCCTCAGAGAAGATTCCGTTCTCCATACCATTACGCAAAATCTGAGACATTTCTGTTTCTTCATAGTTCGCTGTGAACTGTGTCTCTAAGTTTTGTGGCATATAAATTCTTTGAGTGCCTAAAACAGTATACCCAGAACCTGCCTCTGTTACTGCACCCTTAGATGCTTTTAGTGCGCCATTCTTGTCAATGGCTGTAAATGATACAGAGGTTCCCTGCCCATCTGCCGGGAACTGCAAATTAATCGCTGATAGCGGATTAATCGATAATGATACTAGTCCACTGCCTACTGATAATGATAATGCCATCTGTTTTTTGCCTCGATAAATAAAGATATAATACTACAAATCTATTTATAAGGAACTCTGAATGGCGTACAAAGGGAAATACAAACCTAGCAACCCAGACAAGTATCGTGGTGACCCGACAAAAATTATCTATCGTTCACTATGGGAACGTAAGTTCATGGTCTACTGTGACCTGAACAAAAATGTCATAGAATGGGCAAGTGAAGAAATAATCATACCGTATAAGGACCCGACTTCAGGTAAGAACAGAAGTTACTATCCTGACTTCTGGGTTAAGTATATCAATAAAGAAGGTAAGAAAGCGATACGACTTATCGAAGTCAAACCTAAGAAACAACTGAAAGAACCAGACCAATCTAAGAAGTATAACACACCTACTGGTCGTTTGTCAACCAAATATGTGCGTGAAGTAAAAACTTATGCAATCAACCAAGCAAAGTTTAACGCCGCTAAAGAATATTGTGCTGATAGACGATGGGACTTTCAAATATTGACTGAAGACCATCTCACCTAGGCATATAAATACTTTAGGAGAATAATGTCTAAAGAGAGAATAATTAATGGCAATTTCATATTCGTTTGATGATATCTTGTTGAAAGGTATTCGTGATGGTCAAATGCCAGCACGAACACGAAAGGCAAGAGATTGGTACAGAACAAAAGCGAGAGAGACTGCAATTACTCAAACATCACTAGTTGGTGATAAAGAGAGATTGCGTAGTCGTTTCTTGCCTGGTTCAATGTACTTCTATGTCTATGACCCAAAGACTAAAAAGAAACTGCCATACTATGATAGATTTCCTTTAGTTGTTGTCATGGAACCCGCACCAGGCGGATTTCTTGGTTTGAACTTGCACTATCTACCTTATGCTGAAAGAGCAAAGTTGATGGATGCATTGTATACAATCACAAACAACAAAAAGTACGATGATAAGACTAGAATTCGTGCAACGTATGATACTCTAAAAGGTGCAGGTAAGTTTAAAAACTTCAAACCCTGCATTAAGAGATATCTCACTAGTCATGTAAAAAGTAAGTATGTGTATGTCAATCCGACAGAATGGGACATTGCATTATTCTTACCAGTAGAGAACTTTAAAAAGGCAAGTAAGACTAAAGTTTGGTCTGAAAGTAGAGGGAAGATATAATGTCTATAAAAAGCATAGAGGAATTCAAGTCAGCAATTAATTCTGGTGGGTTACAAAAAGGTTCACATTTTGCAGT